ATGTTCCGCTAGGGATAAATTCTTTTTTCATCTTGCAACCGCAGTCGCATTTTATTTTTCCCATACTCAAATATTTGTGCCGTGTGGCGGGTTAGTTAAACCCATGCACCACTCCCGATGCTAGGGTTAGTTTTAATTGGTCGGTCATAGTTGTTGTTTTCATAATATCCAAAAACAAAACCCGCTTAAATCAGTAGCCCTTGACCTCTACTTCATTAAACGGGTTGTTTAATATTGCTAATTTGTATCGTCAAGGGTAAGGCAAATGTAATACTATTTTTTAATCTGGCAATAGGAGAAGTGTTAAATAAATTCAACTTTATGTATCATCATCCCATTATGCTCAATAGGAAACTTTTTAACTTTCAAACTGTGATACGGTAAGCCTTTAATCAGGCAGGCTTTTTTGAAGTTTCCGAATACTTCTACTTTTTCGGAAATTACTACTATTACGTTGTTTCGATGCATATTAATATTGTATTATAGTTCCGTCTTTTCTATACTTTAATTTGTTGTTTTTTATTGATTCTCCTTTATCGTTCCATTCCAAACTCCATGCGATTTGCCCATTATCGTAATATTTTTCACGCTCTAGTATTAAAAAACAAACATTTTCTAAAGCTCTAAAATTTGTAAAATTGTAAAACACAGGGACAAATAAAGGCTCTATAATAGCTCTTTTTTCTTTAAAAAAAAGAGTACCATTTTTATGATACTCTTTTATTGTTACCACTTCCTTAAACATTTTTAATTATTATTTGATTTTTTTGTACTTGTCTAATGATGTTTTTTACATAGCTTTCTGAGCAAAGGCATTTTTCGGCTAATTCTTTTGATTCTTTTTTTACTTGTTCAATTCCTTTGAAGTTGATTGCTGTAAGGATTACATTTTTTACCATGATTTCTTTATGTTTATTATTATGACGTAAAGATACGACTTATTTATATAAATACAACTTATATTTATATTTTAACATAATTTTAACACTTCCCAACAAACTCCCCACGCGGATTAAACTCAAACGATACAAACCCGCCAGCGTCGTCCATGTATCTGAAGTCGTATATCCACCAAAAGCATTCAGTATAGTGGTTACCCTTTTCAGGATATTGCACAAATACACCCACTGAGTTTTTAAGTTCTGACGGTTTTTGACTGTTTTTGCGTATGCCAGAAATTCTAACAGGTCGGTTGTTGTATAAGCTTATAACATCAAGCAATATACTCAACTCATTTTTTTGCTCGTTTTCTTTAAATGAAATTTTCATCGTACCAAGTTATAAATGAATCAAAATCTTTTGCTATGAAGTATAAACCTCCTGAGCGTTCAACCGACTGTTGATAATTACGTTGTGCCTCTGATTGACGGTCTTTGCCTATCTTAACTTCAATCTTTACAGAGAGGCCTTTAATTGTTGCTGAAATGTCAGCCGTTCCGTTAGTTCCGGTTCCGGGTATGTATTGAATAGAGCCTATCTGTCTAGTTCGTCCAATAATATCGGTATATGTTTCTCTCTTATCAATCACGCGCCCCATGTTTGATATACGCTCAGCCTGCCAACCTGAGAAATTCAAAAAATCTTTAATGCATTTTGTGAGGCCATTTGAGGTCTTATCTGTATAACTAGGTGTAGGCCGGCAATGGTCTGGGAAGTTAGGATATTTAGCGCGACTTTGCTCAAGTGCAAGTTCAATAAGTCGCTGTTTGTTTTGTTTTTTCATAATAATCGTAATTGTTTATATTCAATAGTTTTCTCAGGTGTTAATCTTTTTAGTTCTTTAGATGTGTATTGTAGGGTTAAAATATCATTTTCATTTGTGAATTTAACCAGTTCATATACTTCTAAATCCCAAATTACTTCTGATTCACGATCTTCATCGTCTATCTGTTCAAAATAATTAACCAAAATAGGTATTGAATTACACGCTAAAATATGGTTTTTAAGCCTATAGTGAAGCGTATCATTAAGGTTGCTATTAATTATCATTTTCAAGTAATTTTATCCAATTATTAACTGTTGCCCTAGAAACTCCAAACTGTTTAGCGAGTTGAGTTTTATTAATATTTTCTTTGTTCAACTGCTTGTATAATTCTTTGAAATTATCAGAAGTATTAATCTGCTTTTTGCCTATTTTCATTTCAAACAGTTGTCTATTTTCAATCGAATCTATCTTAATTCTTTTGAATTGAGAAATAAAATACTGTGCAAGCTCCCAAGCATTATACATTGTAACATCTGAAACGCTTGTATTTGCGTGCGGTTTTCCCTCATAAAAGCATTTAATAAAATGCAAAATCAAAGAAAACCTAGGAATATATGTTTTTATTTTTGCCAGCATTGATTTAAACATTTCAGGCTCGCTCTCATCGTTTTGCTTTTCAGATAATTCATTGTAAATCTCAATATAACAATCATAAGCCTCCTGTGATAAAGTGCAAATCTTAGGCACTATATCGTTATTTTCCGAGTATTTTAATGAATCTTGGACACTTCTATACATTGTTGTTATAGTATTATTGTAATGCTCTAAAATTGCAGGTTCTAACTCATTAACATTAAATTCTAATGCTTTTAAATTTTCAGGATAACAAAATAAAAACCTATCAATAAAACCGCTGCTAACATTTTCTTGTGTAAAATGACTATCTAAAATTTCCGGTTGAATACCTCCAATTACAGAAATGAAAGGGGATGAAATATACAAATCGTTTCTTGTTAATCTGTTAACTACAATAGGCTCGTTTGACCAAATAGATAACCATTGCTGTTTATCAGAACCCTCACGATATTTATTCATATCTTTAAACCAACCATCAAGCTCGTCTTTGTTTATTCCAATTGCATTTTTACTTTCATTATGCAAATTTATTAAAGCCTCTATGGTTGTATCAGTAGCTAATATTTGTTTTCGTCTTGGTTTGTCAACAGGAACTACTGTATTATTTTTTGATTTTTTAACAGCCTCTAGATATTCATTATATCGCTCAAACTGAAAAAAATAATCTTCAACTCGTTTTTGATTTATTTTTTTTAAAGGGTTAATAATCTGATTTAAACTCGGGGTTTTCCCTAAACCAGATTGACCAACTAGAGCTATAAAGATAATAGGGCTTTCGTTCCAACCATTTTTAATTCTTATTTTACATGAATTACCAATTATTACACTTGCAAGCCATAATAGAGAGCTCGCCATTATTTCAGAATTTAGCATCAATTTTTGTCCTGAATGATGTATAAATAACTGTAATTCATTAGGGAAAATATGTAAAGGAAAACTAACGCTTTCTGGCTTAATTTCTTTTTTAAGTGGTTCTGGAATAACTACTTTTGCCCGATTACCATAGCCGTCATTATAAAGTGATTTTGCAGCACTAGAAAAATCTCCACTATGGTATTTATAGCAATATATGTGAAAAGGCGTTAAAAGCTTTTCTGCTGGGTAAATAGTGCCTGTACTAAACAAATACATACATCCTGTGTCTTTGAAAATATAACCGCTGTGTACGCTTTGAGCTCCAATACGTTTAATGACGTATTTTTTAGCTGTTTCCATCCTGTGTTTAATTTCAAAATCGTCTGAAATTAAAGTGAGTATATCTGTTTTTTCGTTGTAGTCTTGCCACGGTGTAAGTGTGCTAGTTTCGTATTGCTTTAATTTTGGCTTATCTTGTTTGTAATCTTTTTGCTCTATGTAGTCATACATTTTAGCAAATGAAAAAAGTATTTCTCTATCATCGTCAGAAACAAAATCAATATCGAAGTAAGTTTTTTTACCAACGTTATTTTCCGGATATAAGAAAACATAACCAAAAGCCCCCCGTGTTTCAATAACGGCTTCTTTATGCCCTTTTAACTTAGCTAGTTTTTGATTTTTATCACAACGTTTTGATTTATACAAAATGTGGTAACCGTCATTTTTTGTTTTGTAAACCACAAACTTATCCCAAAAGTCTAAAATGTTGTCTTCTAAGTATGTTACAAATTCATTCCAAAAATCTTTTTTCTCCTGAGCGGTTGAAAATACTTTTAAATCAACATCAATGCATTCAAGATATTCAAATCCGGAAACAATGCCTACGTTATTCGTTGCTGGTATTTCAGTATTATCTTGTTTAAATTTTCCGCCTTTGTAGTTATATTGCTCGGTAAATTTTTCCCAAGTAAGTTTTTGAGTTTGCTGCTGTTTCCAACTGAAGTTTGGTATTTTGTCTTCACCTACTGTTATAAGTGAAAATTTTTCGAGCAGTTTATGTAGGTCTATATTCATATTTTAAAAAACGAGAAAACCGACTAAAAGGCTCTACTCTTAAAGTCGGTTTCTCGGTACGTTAATTTCTTAACGTTATCTTTTCCGTGTCGGTAGAGCTGCGACAATGCAATAATACAAAAAGTTATTTTAGCGACAAAAACATAACTGTTAAAATAATTTTGTAAGAAAAATGACACGTAAAAAGTTACACCCCAACTTACACCCTTAACTATTTGTAAATCAATAAGTTTACAGCAACTTACACTGTAAGTTACACTTTTGCAAAAAAATATTTTTTTTGTCATTGAAAAAATATTTTTCCCTTTTTTTAAGGTTACACTGTAAACGGTGTAAACTATTTGTAAATCAATTACTTAATGTGTAACTTACTTTACACTTTTAGGGTGTAACTTACAGTTTAAACATAAAAAAACCCACTCAATCGAGCGGGTTAGTTACGTGGCGGGTTCGCTTAGAACGGTAGGTCAGGCTGTGTGTCTGGGACTTGACCAGATGGCGCAATAATCTCAGCCTCATGTACCGGAGCTGCATCCGCTGCCGGTTCAGGTTGCGCTCCGAGTTCAATACGCCATCCTTGAATCGAATTAAAATACTTGGTTTCGCCTTGTGGATTTACCCACTCGCGGCCGCGCAGATTGATTGATACTTGAACGTTGTCTCCTACTTTGTAAGAGTTCAGCAAATCGCATTTATCTTGTCCAAACTCGATTAAAATGTGCTGCGGGTATTGCTCGGCTGTTGTTACTACCAATTCGCGTTTGCGAAACGACGCGCTTACTTGTTGCTCGGGGTTGATTACCCGAATGGTTCCATTGATTTGCATGATTATTTATTTAAAGTTGTTATGTATTCTCTAATGTTTAAAACTCGTTGTTCTAGGTCTTTGATAACTTCTGATTGATATTCAAACTCAAAAGTTTTTATTCTGTATTTATCTTCCAAACCGTCATAGTCGTGCTGTTCTTCCCAAGTCATGTGATCTGGTGTATTTAGCAAAACATACGTCAAAACAGCGCGCTTACATCCTGTTAAATGCATATATACCTGAAGTTGATAAAAATAGTCTTTGTTTGGGCACTCATCCTCAAACAAAGGAAACGTGAAGCAATCCCAACTATTTTTGATGTCATACACAGTATCGTTTACGATAAGGTCTGGTGTTCCGCAAAAATAATCATCTTCAAAAAACTGCTCGTTTTTCAAAACCATCGGCAAATCTAGCATTTGAATAGCGGTATCAATCGCTAAATCTTCAAGGGCGTTACCTTTGTCAAGATACTTAGATTTTATTTGCTTTTTGTATCCGTATATTTTCTCAGCTAACCATTCTTTAACGTATGTCTTTGTTGTTTCTGATAGTGTTTCTGCTTTCGCGCGCGGGTTTGTCATAACGCGACCCGCTTGGCTTGCTCTGATTTTAAATTCCGGTAAGTTCATCTTTGGCCTCTTTAGTTAGTTGATACTTAGTTTCAATTTGCTCGATTGTGAATGTCTTTGACTTAACTGCCTCGACAATTTTTTGCCAATTAGGATGCTCTTTATCCATTGGTATAAGCGTTAAATCAAGTTCGTAATTGATAACGTCTTTTCGGTTAAGGTCTGATCCAAATAGTTTGCCGAAATGGTCACAAGCGTCTTTAATAGCTACTGTTTTTGCCGCTGGAAACGCCATCGATAAAGCACCGTTGTTAATGTTAACAAGGTCTGCTGCTGATGTTCCTGCTTTTGTTTGAAGTTGCATGGCTCCAATCCCATCGTGGAACGACCAAACCCCATCGATAGGGTTTAAATAGTGTATTCTTACAGTTACCCATACACCGTTGAAAGCAGTTCCTTGACCGGTTATTTCAATACGATACTGTTTGAATATAGTTTTTAAAAGATACTCAACGCGCTCAATAGGTAAGTATTTATATCCTTTGATAAACGGATGTACTTTAACCCACTCCGGCTTTGGTTGTTGGTTTAGTAGCGTTACAAAAGCATCGCTTCGTTGTACTGATAACTTGTCGTTATACAAGTCTTGGATTTTTGGTAGTTTACTCATCTTAAAAAAATACCCTCCAAAACAGGCGGTAAGGCACGCCTGAAAGGGAGGGATTTGTAGTGTTGTACTTGTCGGCCTTACTCGACGGGGTAAATGTACTAAAAATTTACATTCAGCCAACGGCCTCGCGTAGATTTTCTTTGCAAAATTAAAGCAGGCGTACCGTCTTGATTTTTTACAAATTCGCTTTTCACTACTCTGGCTTTGTTTCTTTTGATTTTTCTGAAAATTCTTTCCATGTTTATACTAAATTAAAATTAATTTTACTTTGCGCCACAACCTCTTTGGTTTGGCAGATTCGTTTAGCCTCATCAATAGGCAATGTCATAAGTTCAGCGAGTGCCTTTGCGCCAATGTACGGAACGGTAGCCACTAATTCAAGTGCAAAAAACTTCTTTAAAGATACTTTCTCATTGTGTCTTATAGATTTTCTTAGTCTAGCGCGCTTACTGCGCATACTTGGCTCTAATTCGATTATTTTAGCCACTCCAATAGCGTCAAAAGCTTTCAACCGTTCGCCTATATGAACGTATTGAACGTTTCGCTTTTTTATACGAAATTTAATCGTGGTCTGTGGTATTCCGTAATTGAGCGATATTTCAGGAATCGTTAAGAACCCGTCCGGCACTTGTTTTACTTTAGATTTCATCCTTACTAATATTAAGCTTCTGCATTAATTCTTTAATAGCGTTTTCTTGTTCGGGCGTATGCGCGTCAATCCAAATGGCTGTTTTTGTTCC